ATCTTCAGATCTCAGTTCGATTCTGGGAAGAGGCTCCAAATTATTACTCCCATTAGCTCAGTCTGGTAGAGCGATCCGTTTGGGGCGGATAGGTCGGCAGTTCGAATCTGTCATGGGAGACCAAATGTTTATTGAGAATTATATTATGATTATAGGTTTACTTGGTTTTATTGGTTCCGGAAAAGGAACTGCTGGCGATATTTTAGTAGAAAATGATTTTACTGCTTTATCCTTTGCTGGTTCGTTAAAGGATGCAGTATCTTCTATTTTTGGTTGGGATAGAGCTCTATTAGAAGGTGATACTGAAGAATCGCGAGTTTTTCGTGAAACTGTTGATAATTTTTGGTCAGTTAAATTTGGTAAATCTATAACGCCTAGATATATTTTACAGTATTTTGGTACAGAAGTTTGTAGAAATAATTTACTTGATAGTATTTGGGTTGATTCTCTAGAAAGAAAAATTCAACAGTATGATAATGTAGTTATTACTGATGTTAGATTTAAAAATGAAATTAGTTTTTTAAGGTCTATTGGGGCTAAATTTATACATATTGACAGAAAAGAAACGCGACCTGAATGGTATGGATTTCTTGACTCAGTAGATAGACCTGTATTTGTAGCTTATGCTGAAGCTAGAGATATTCATAAATCTGAATATGAATGGTATAGTAATCCTCATATTGACTATATAATTCAAAATAATGGAACTCTACAAGAATTAGAGCTAAAAATATTAGATGTAATTGTAAATAATTAAATATGATTTCTAAATATCTAACACAAATACAAAATGACGGGTTACAAATAGATGTTGTTTATGATATTGGCGCTCATCAAGGTAGTTGGTCTAGTTATTTAAAATCCAACGTTTTACCTGTTAGCGATTTTTATTTATTTGAAGCTGACTCAATACATCAGTCGTCTTTAGAAGAATTGGGTTTTCCATATTTTATTGGAGTATTAAGTAATCCTGGGAGAAAATTTGTTGAGTTTTATAACACAAATTCAACTGATTGTAGCACTGGTAGTTCTTATTATAAAGAAAATACTGTTTATTATGATAATTTTTCTGCAGTTAAATTTCCTTGTACAACGTTAGAATCACTTATAATTGAATATGGTTTACCAATACCTAATCTACTGAAAATAGATACGCAAGGTTCTGAATTAGATATTTTGCGCGGCGTTGAATCATATATAGATAATATTGATTTGATATATTTAGAATGCCCTATAATTAAATATAACATTCATGCTCCATCTATTCAAGATTATATAGATTATATGAAAGAAAAAGGATTTATTCCTACTGAAGTAATGGAAATCCATAGATATGAACATGTATTATTACAAATAGATATTATGTTTATTAATTGCGCAACAAAAGAATGGCTTTATGGTCCAACTGAATTTAGTCGACCTTTAGTTTAAAAGATAATTCCCTAGTAGCTCAGTGGTAGAGCTGACGGCTGTTAACCGTCCGGTCGGTGGTTCGAACCCATCCTAGGGAGCCAAATAAGACCCATTAGGTGTGACTATGACGGAATTGGTAGACGTCCTCGATTGTGATTCGAGATTTTGTGGGTTCAAGTCCCACTAGTCACCCCTAATGGGTTTAAAAAATAATTGTCGCTATCGTCTATCGGTTAGGGCACAAGAATGAATTCATTCTTGTAAGCGGGGTTCGACTCCCCGTAGCGACGCTAATATTGGGTAGGTAGTTTAATTGGATAAAACGTGTGCCTCCAAAACACAAAGATGAGAGTTCGAATCTTTCCCTGCCCGCCAAATAATTTAATACGAGGAAGTTATGAAAACTTTATTTTTAGTTATTTTATGTTTATTTGTAACAGGTTGCGCTAGTTCTGGTGATTTAGCTAAATTGCAGGATGATCATGCTGCTTTAACTGCAAAGGTTGAATCTTTGACAAATTCAAATAAACAGTGCGATAAAAAATTAGATAATTTCTTCAAAAAAGTTCAGAAGAAATAATATATGCCCCTTTAGCTCAATGGTTAGAGCGTCCGACTCATAATCGGTTGGTTCTAGGTTCAAGTCCTAGGAGGGGCACCAAATATTGCGGGATTAGTTTAATGGTAGAACAGCAGATTTCCAATCTCCTAGTGAGGGTTCGATTCCCTTATCCCGCTCCAAATTTTATTATGTATTTTATTATAGGAGATTTATGAAACATAGATCATATAATGTTGATGGATATGCAATAGATGTCTATGACGATCTATTTACATTAGCTGAAAGAACTCATTTCTATAACTATATTTCTGATTCAAGTTTTCGGTTTGGCTGGGAAGATACTAGTGAAATTGAATACGGTAATTATAGATATTTTTATTCAGCATATAATCAAGAAGATCGTAATAATTTAGGAATTTTTGATTCATTAAGTCGTCATGAAGGTTTGCGATATACCCTTAGTCAATATAATATTAACAAAAGTATTGTTAATTTATCAATTCCGGTAAATACATATTTTAACCATAGTCATGTTGAAGACAAAGTTTTATTATATTATGTAAACCTTCGATGGAAAGAAGAATGGGGTGGAGAAACTCTTTTCTATGATGATAGTTTAAACGATATTTTATTTGCAAGCCCATTTACTCCAGGTAGATTAATTTTATTTGATGGACAAATTCCGCATACATTAAGACCGCAGGCTGGTTCAGCTCCGCATTTCCGTTTCACATTCACAACATTCTTTACTAAAAACTTATGATTGAAAATAAACCTAGATCTTGTGGCGATTGTTCAGCTTGTTGCGAAGGATGGCTCCACGGAGAAGCTCATGGATACGGCTTTTGGCCAGGAAGACAATGTCATTTTAATGGGAAAAATGGTTGTACTATCTATGAAGATAGACCAGCTAATCCTTGTAAATCTTTTAAATGTTTATGGTTAGAAAATTCACAAAATATTCCGGCTTGGATGAAACCAAATGATTGTAAAGTAATTTTATCGTATCAAAATAGAAATGGAATACCGTATATTCTTGCAACAGAAGTTGGCGAAACTTTAAATCCTGAAGTTTTGTCTTGGTTATTTATGGAATATTTTAATGGAAATATTGGAAATTTTGGATATCAATTAAACGGTGGAATGAATTTTATTGGAACCGATGAATTTTTAAACGCATAAAATTGCTTGACTTTTTATGTATATTAGGTTATACTATATATGTACTGTGTACTTTTGTTATTATTTTAAATAAGGTGATTAAATGAAAATTTCTCAAGAAACAACTGCTATTCTAAAAAACTTTGCTCACATCAATCAAGGCATCTTTTTTAGAAAAGGTAATACTGTTTCAACTATGAGTCCAGGTAAAAATATTTTATCTGTGGCTACTATCTCAGATACAATTCCTCAAGACTTTGGTATTTACGATTTAAATAATTTCTTATCCGTTGCTTCTTTATTTAAAGAAGGTCCAGAATTAGAATTTGATGATAAACATGTTATTATTAAAGGTCGTGGAGGTCGTAGTAAAATTAAATATCGTGTTGCTGATCAATCAATGATTGTTGTCCCACCAGAAAAACTTCCTAATGTTCCAGCTCCAGATGTTAAATTTACATTCTCTAAAGAAGATTTTGAGTGGGTATTAAAAACTGCAACTGTTCTTGGTGCACCTCATGTTGCCGTTGAATCGGATGGAACTACTGTATCTTTAGTTACTTTTGATGAAGCAAATGATTCAAGTCATGTTAATTCATTAGAAATGGCTGACGTTGATCCAGAAGGTAAAGTATTTAAATTAGTATTTAAAGCTGAAAATTTAAAAGTTATTCCAGATACGTATTCGGTTGAGATTTCTAGTAAAGGTATTTCAGCATGGACTTCTACTACAGCTGAATTAAAATATTGGATTACTATTGAAACGAGTTCAACATTTGGTAAATAAAATATGAGCGATTTTAATAATACAATGTTAGATAACTGGAATTCTTATATTCCAGCTACTTCAAGTTATAAAATGAAACAAATATTTTTATTTACTTTATTAGATGCTTATATTAGTGAAGAAGTTGATAAAAAAGAATTAATACATGGCATTAAATCAATTTTGACAGAGGAATAATATTATGACTGAAACTTTAGAAACAGTATTTGGTACGCTTGATGATAAACAATTAAAAATTCTTACTGATGGGTTGAAAGAAATTTCAGTTCATTTTTCTAGAGTTGAGCGCGAAAAAGAAGCAATTAAAGATATCGTTGATGCCGTTAAAGATCAAATTGAGTTACCAAAGAAAATTATTAATCGTTTAGCTAAAACGTATCATAAACAAAATTTTGCTGAACAAAATACTGAAGATAAAGAATTTGCTAAACTTTATGTAAGTGTTGTATCAGGTCATACAGCTTAAATTGATTTTTGGGTGGCTTCGGTCACCCTTTTTATTATTTTTATTTTGGAGTTTATATTATGATGCGTGAGCATATGTTATGGTGCGAAAAATACAGACCAGAAAAAATTTCAGATTGTATTCTTCCTGAATCAATCAAATCGACATTCCAAGAATTTGTTACTCAAAACAAAATCCCTCATTTATTAATTGCAGGTTCAGCTGGCGTTGGTAAAACAACTATAGCAAAAGCCTTATGTAAAGAAACGGATTGCGACTATATTATCATTAATGGTTCTGACGAAAATGGTATTGATGTTCTTCGTGGTAAAATTAAAAATTATGCATCTTCAGTTAGTTTATCTGGCGGACGTAAAGTAATTATTATTGATGAAGCAGATTATTTAAATGCTAATTCTCTGCAACCAGCTCTTCGTAATGCAATTGAAGAGTTTTCTCGTAACTGTTCATTTATCTTTACTTGTAACTATAAAAATCGTATTATTGAACCGCTACATTCAAGATGTTCAGTTGTCGATGTAAAGATTACAAAAGAAGATAAGCAGAAATTAATGGCTCAGTTTTTTAAACGAGTTTGTTGGATTTTAGATGAAGAAAAAGTTGAATATAACAAAGAAGTTGTAGCTCAGGTTATTGCTAAATATTATCCAGATAATCGTAGAGTTTTAAACGAACTTCAGCGTTATGCAATGGGTGGTGTTATTGATGCGGGTTTATTATCGCAAGTTTCTGATGTAAATTTAACACCATTAATTAAAGGTTTAAAAGAAAAATCATTTGCTGATGTTAGAAAGTGGGTTGTTGATAACTTAGATAACGATAGTCAAACAATTTATCGCAAGATGTATGATTCAATGTATGATATTTTAAAGCCGAATTCAATTCCACAGTTAGTATTATTAATTGGTCGTTATCAATATCAAACAGCTTTTGTTATTGATCATGAGATTAATTTAATGGCTTTCTTTACAGAATGTATGGTTGACTTAGAATTCAAATAGGTGATTTATGGATTTGTTTAAAGAAGTTTTACCATCATTGCTTCAAACTAAAAAATCTATTATTACATCTGATAACGAAAAAGAATACGAACCTTATATTGTAAATCGAGCATTAAGTCAGCATAATGATTGTTTGTTATATGTAAATGAAATGAATCAGTATTCTGGTTTAGATAAAAAAATGCAATATGATTTTTACCTAAATATATT